TTAATTTTAAGAGAGGCACATTAGTGTCTCTTTTTTTTATATGTATCAACAAATGTAGTTTTTATCTAAAAATGTTATTATTATGTTAAATTATTTAAAAAATAAATGGATGGCTTTTAAAGATATATTTAAAGACGAAAACGACATCAATGAAAAATCTGTAGTTGGGTTTTTATCTTTTGCTGTTATGGTAATATTTGCTGTTGTTGATCTAGCAACAGGATATTTAGGTAAAGATTTAGTAATTAATGAATTTATTTATGATTCATTCTTATATATTACATTAGGAAGCTTTGGAATTGCCGAAGCCGGAAAAATATTTGGAAAAAAAGAATAAATATGAAAAAAATATTATTTATATTAGTAATTTTAATTTCAACTTTATCCTTTGGACAGGAAAAGAAGGAGGGATTTTTAAAGTCACTTTATACGGATTTCATTCAATATGGAACAATATATGCTGCAGGGGATATATCAAATTCAATTGAAGCAGCAGAACCTACCTATTTTGTAAGAACAGGTGAAGGAGGTACATTATATGATATACCCAGAGTAGAAGATAATACCCCAGATTATCCATTTGATTATAGAATAGGTATTGGAATTAGAAAATTAGCTAGATTCGACTATGAAAGAAAACCTAAAAACTTTTACGATGGTACAGAAAGTCAATTAGTATTTTCTTCTCCTACTTCAGCTATTCGAGGATTAGAATACCAACTCCATTGGGAAAAGGAAAGATGGATGGGAATGGAATTCAGAAACCACAATGTGTTTATAAAACATACAGGTAAATATCACATACTAAAAGTACAGAGTAGAGAAGTACAAAAAATAAACCTAAATTACAATTCAGCAGAACTTAGAGCTAGATTACCAATAGGTAAAAAGTTTTCTATATCAGCAGGAGCTATTGCTAGGGGTCATGATAGAGCATATGGTTATAATCCTATAGAATTATGGTTAAATGAAACCTCAATGGATAACAATGGTAATATGATTCCAACTAATCCTTGGTATACTTTAGGATATGAATATGGATACCAAGATGTATTTTATACTGAAACAAGTACTGATCCTATAACTGGAGAAGAAATGGTAAGGTATGATTGGTATTGGTTAAACCCAGAAGGTGATAGAGTAGCAGATTCTGATTTAGAATTTAGAGATACTTATTTTACTAGGTTAATGAATAGATATAATGGAGAAAAATGGAGCCAATTAGACCCTTGGGTAGAAATAGCTCCTATTATTGGTTTTGATTTTTACCATTACAAAAGAAATTTTTGGCTTCATACTTACGGTAACATAATCTTACCAGCTCATAAGTACATTAAAGGAGATGTTCAATATTCATACCTACATAGAAATGGGTGGGGTAAAGGAGGACATATGGAAGATCATGCAATGGGAGACGGAGAACAATGGACAGATTATTCTGCAGGTATTAGCTTAGGATGGAAAATTAACAGAAATTTAGGAATATTTGTTGAAGGTGAATTTGCTAAAATGTGGGATAGTGAGTTATATCAATCAACTTTTGGAATTAATTATACATTTAAATAAAATGGCAAAACAAATAGGAGAAGATACTAAAATAACATTAGACCTAAAAACAATAGGTTTATTAGTAGTAGGACTATCTTCCTTAATAGGTATGTGGTTTGCTCTACAAGCTGATATAGAGGAAGCTAAAGGACTCCCAGAACCAGAAGTACAAAGGATTGAATTCCAAATGAAAGATGAAGCCATTAGAGAAGCTATCATCAATACCCAGGGTGATGTAGAAGAAATAAAGGAGCAGTTAAAGAAAATAGACGAGCGCCTTTACGAACTACAAACGAGAAAATAAAAATATGAAAAAGTTATTATTAATTATATTGTTATTCATTAGTTTTAATAGTTTTTCTCAAACTGTCATTACAGATGATAATTTTGAAAAAACAATTGAAGGTAGATCCGCATTCCAAGATGATGGGATTACAATAGTAGTAGTAGAATTTTGGGCTTCTTTCAATGATGCTAACTCATTTTCTAAATGGGACAAACTTAAAGGGATTAAATATTACAGATGTGATATAGCAAAATCACCAAAATCTAAAAAAAATTATAAAGTACGAACCATACCTCATATTATTATATTTAAAGAGGGGTATGACGAGCATCACTTTAAAGCAGGTTTAGATTTTTCAATCAAACAATCAGTTGAAGAAATACAAGAAGTGATTGATAATTTAAAAAAAGAAAGTAAATTTTAAAAAATAAAGATTATGGCAGACGCAGTACAATGTATTATAGCAATTGACGACGTAAAGTCCTCAATTCAAGGTAATGATCCAAGAACTTGGATGAAAGCATGTGCAATAGAAACTTTACTAAAAGGTAAAAGTGGTAAGCATTTTAAAAATTGCCTGATAGGTAAAATGGAATCTACCAAAGAACACATCGAAGACCCAGCAGGATATGCTGAGGAATTATATAGTAAAATAAAAAAGAAATGTACTTAATATGAGCTGTTATACAAGAGAACAAATAAAATGTGCTGTAGAATCAAAAGAATATAAATGGTTCGAAGGTGGTAATTATAACTTAAATGTTGTTGGGGTTAGAAACTCTGAAACAAATAACAAAGTTACAAATAAATTTGACGATTGTATTACAATATCTTATAGTGTAGATGGAGAAGAAAAATTCCACTGTTTCCCATGTACTACAGACCCAGGTAAATATTGGGAAGAAAATTTAATAAATAAAGATGGTGTAGCTATTTTAGTTCCCGGACAATATAGGAGTTCTCATACAATTAGAAAACATCAAGGAAAGTATGAGGCCCTATGTCAAAAAACCCCTATTAAAGTCTACAGAGATAATAATAAGGATGGTAAATACGATATGTTAATAGAAAATATTCATGAAGGTATTTTTGGAATTAATATACATAAAGCAGGTTCACGAGTAAATGGTTCAACTCAAATAGACAAATGGTCTGCTGGATGTCAAGTTATTTCAAAAGAAACTGATTTTAACCAATTAATGGAATTGGCTTATAAATCAAAAAGTCTCTACGGTAATTCTTTTACATATACTTTAATTGAATCTAAAGACATATTCTAAGAATAAAATGAAAACATCAATCTTTTATATAGCGATCCCATTGACATTTATAACATTTATATGTTCCTATTTTATGGAACTTACAGCATCAAATCTTGAACAATATTTGGCAATAGCTCTAGTAGTATTTGCTGATGGGTTCTTTGGAATTATTGGAGGAATAAAAAGAGAGGGGTTTAAAACCTACAAATCTCTTAGAATTCTTAAAACATTAATGTTTTGGGTTATAATGATTACTGTAATATTATCAATTGAAAAGGGATTTGATGGTGTTAATTGGCTAAGTGAAACTTTAATTGTACCCTTCCTAGTATTTCAATTAGCAAGCATAATTAAAAATGCTTCAATGGCTGGTTTTATTACCAATGATTTAATGAATATCCTTCTCGATAAAATCGATAAACATAAAGGGGATAGAAAAGTATAAAAAACTAGTTGGATTCCAACTTCTCCTTTCCTATATTTATAACCATGATGGATAAAATAAAACAAGGAATGTTCCCCTTCCTAATAGGGTTTGCTGCCTTATCAGTATCAGCATCTGCTGCATTTTACTCAGTTAGTGGTCTTAGTAAACTCTTTGCGGGTGCATCTTTAGAGGTTATTATAATGGCGGGTTCATTAGAATTTGCTAAGTTAGTAACTGCCTCACTCTTGTATCAATATTGGGATACTATCAACAAAACCTTAAGAACTTATTTATCTATTGCTACTGTAGTATTAGTATTAATTACTAGCATGGGTATTTATGGTTTTTTAAGTGCTGCTTACCAAGAAACATACTCTAAATTATCAGCCGTAGAAAATCAAAAAGGATTTATCCAACAAAAAATTGACTTTTACCAAAATGATGTAACACGATATGATAAGCAAATTGAAAGAATTTCTAGTAATATTGGTACTTTATCTAATGCAAAAGCTTCGACCATCCAAGTACGAGACACCTCGGTATCTGGGGGCTTTAGACAAACCATATCCACAACTGAGCTTAGAATGGCGCAGAATCGTATTAACATTGAAGAGGAGAATCGTAAACTGGCACAACAAAAACGAATAGTAGCATCAGATAGCCTACAGAAATTCCAATTACAAGTATTGGAACTTGACAATAACACCGAGGTAGCTGGTGAATTGGGACCACTGCAGTATCTATCGAGTTTGACGGGTTATTCCATGGATAAAATTATAAATGTATTACTACTTATTATAATATTTGTATTTGACCCTTTAGCAATATCTCTTGTAATTGCCTCTAACTTTGCTTTTGAAAAAGCATACCCTAAAAAGAAATACAAAGAAAACCTATATGGTGAGAAGATAGAAGATTTTGATATTACACTTCAAGATGGTTTAGAATATATGGATGATAAAGATTGGGAAGAGGCAGAAAATAGAATGGACATTATAGGTCAGAATGGTAATGAAGGAGAACATTATTCCGAATTAGATTTAAATAAAGACGGGGTATTGGATAAAATAGAAATACAAACCGCAGAGGATAGAATTAAAAAATTAAAAAATAGACTATCAGAACCTTTATCTCAATTCAGAAAAAGAAAAATCCAAGAGGAAATAGATTTTATAAAATCAAAGATACCAGATAACGACGAAACAAAAATTTATTAAAGTAATACGCAGGAGGCTTGGCTACCCGGGATATCTTTCGTATCTTCACGTGTTGGTAAGAAAACCAACGATTAAAAACAATAAAGGTTATGTTTAAATTAAATGGAGTTATTGGTTATTTAAAGAATGTATTAAATTACACCCATTCTCAAGTATTAGAGTTTATTAATACCATTCCAGGTGAATGTCAAGGTGATGATGTTATGTTAAAAGGTAGTGATATCGAAAAATTATTAGGTGTTGCTGAACATAGAAAATTAGAGTGTAATGTTGTTCAACACATTAATTTATAATAAAAAATTAGGCTCCCCTAAAGGGGAGTCGTATATTTAGGTATAATTAAAAAAATAGAGGTCATGAAAGAATTTATCAAGTCAATTAAAGAAAATCCAAGAGAATTTAAAGAGAGTGTATTGTTTATATCAACGGTATTTATATTGTTTTATTTTTCAATGTGGATTTTTTATTAATGAATAACCCATACAACCCAACAACTACCAGAAAACAACTAGATGTAAAGTTTTCTAAATTACGTAAACTAAAATACAACGCCTTTAGATGGTGGAGAATGTATGATAATCCTAATAAACCCCTAGATAATAGAGCACTATTTCGTGATCGTATATTAAATGGTGATTTTGATTATTCACATTACAAATACCAAGCAGATTGGTGTGAGCATGAAATGAATGACGTTGCTGCTAAGTATGGTGATGATATAGGAAGATATGTTGAAGAAACATCATTATTACGTTCTCGTAGAAAACGTTTACTCGAGGATTTTGAAAAAGATGAAAATGGTAAATTAGAAATGTTAATAAAGGCATTTACTGTTCATTTTAGATGTAATAAAGAACAAGTTTATGAAGAAATTTTCAAATGTAGTGGAGAACTGATAGATCTTTATTATATTATAGAAGAGAAATACAAAATAGTCCATATGCCTTATCCTTTAAAGCGTAGAGGACGACCTAAAAAAGTTATATAATGAAAATCTGGCACATTAGTGATACACACACATTCCACGAATTATTACAAATACCAGAAGGTATTGATATGGTTATTCATAGTGGAGATTGTAGTAACCCAAGAGACCCTTATACAAATGAACCTGAAGTAAGAAGATTTATTGACTGGTTTAGTAGTTTAGACATAAAGTATAAAGTATATGTTGCCGGAAATCATGATACATCGATTGAAAAAAAGTTAGTAACTAAAGCAGACTTTAATGAACACGGCATTGTATACTTAGAAAACGAAACTTATGAAATAGAAGGTATTAAGATCTTTGGATCTCCACATACTCCTCAATTTGGTAATTGGGCATTTATGAAAGCTAGAAATAAGTTGGATAGAATTTGGGGAAGAGCAATCCCAGATGATGCCAATATTGTTATTTGCCATGGTCCACCACGAGGGATGTTAGATTTGTCCTATGATAGAAATAATCTTATGGAGCATTGTGGTGATAAATCACTAATGAATAGAGTTATGGAAGTAAAACCAAAACTAATGTTATTTGGTCACATCCACAACAACAAAGATATAGTAAATGCAGGTACTAGAAAGGTATATGGTTTAGATACTATATTCTCAAACGGTTCTGTGGTTACTGATGGAAAATTTGGTAAATTAAGTAGTCAAGGAAATATATTTGAATTATGATACCAGGAGTACAACCTAAATTATTATTAAATTTTGATACTGAAGAACCTAAATATAGGTTAGTTCGTGAAAGAGATAAACTTGTAAAAGAATCAGCTAGAGTTTTATGGTTAGAATTTAATGAAGATAGAACTTTTAAAGAACAATTTGAAGAAGCTTCAATTGGTAGAAGTTTAATTATGTCACCATTCAATCATTATTTTACATGGCAAACTTCAACAGTAACCGAAATTGTAGAACAACGAGAGGATTATATTAAATTTAAGACAGGAAATAGTAATTACGAATTATTTAAAATATGAAAGAACAAGAAATTAAAGATTTAGGATTTGAAGTACAACATGAAACAGTGGAAAGCTCAGGACACGATACAGATTGGCATTACTATACACTTGATATAGGTGATATTTGTTTAATTACAAATTCTAATGATGAAGCAGTAAAGGATGGATGGGAAGCATCTATATTTGACTTTCCATCTTGTGTAATTAAAAATATTGGTGATTTGAAAGCTTTAATTAACATTATGAAAAAGAATAGTATATGAAAGTATCACACGAAGTACCCCGCTGTTTATTAACAGTATCCCCCGAGTTCAATGATTACGAATATATATTACCTCACTTGTTAGATCAAGATGAAGAATATAAACAATATTTTTTAGATGCTAAAGCTAAAGGACGTTATATTGTAATGGACAATTCATTACATGAACTTGGAGAAGCATATAACAGTGAACGTTTATTATATTGGATTAATGAAATAGAACCAGATGAATTTATGGTACCTGATGTTTGGATGGATTGTCATCAAACAGCAGCACAAGCAAAGTACTGGCTTCAATTTAAATTCCCAGAAAAAACTAAAAAGATAGCAGTAATTCAAGGTAAGGATAAAAACGACGCTTATTTATGTGCTGGGTTATTAAGGGAATTAGGTTACGATAAATTATGTGTATCTTATGGTGCTACTTGGTATAACAATTTCTTCCCACACACCAATGTGGATATGGGAAAAGCATTAGGTAGAGTACGATTTGTACAAGGTTTATTAAATTTATCTCATTTAAAAGATGTTAAATTTCATTTATTAGGATGTGCAATACCTCAAGAATTTGGTTGGTATGACAATAATCCTCGAATAGAATCAATTGACACCTCAAACCCAATAATGGCTGCTTTAGAAGGTACTTGGTATAGTGAAAATGGTTTAAATTCTAAACCAAAGGCAAATATGAATGACTATTTTGATATAGGCTTTTCAAAGGTTGATTATCTAAATGTTAAATATAATGTAAATAAATTTAGAGAAATAGTTAAAAAACATATCACATAAAACTAGGATACCCCATATATCTGTCGTATATTTACGTATTAGAAACAATTAAAAAAATAAAAGTTATGATGTCACTTTTCGATTACCAAGGTCACGCAGATAAAGACGGGACAGGATTAAAAGTTAATGCTTATGCCATGTTAAAAAAACAACCTTATAAAAAAAGGTTATTAGAGTTTAATGGTATGGAAGTATTTTTATATACCGAAGAATTTCTAAAGGAATTTTTTGAAATCCAAGAAATTTTTAAGGCATAAATTATGGCAAATAGCAATAGAACAGAGATCTATATAGAAGGATCTAAAGAAGCAATTGATAATTTTGTAGAACGATTTGAAAAGTGTCATAGTGGTCCTTACCCAAACCAAGAAGAAAACCCCCACATAGCAGATGAATTTGGGGCAGATGCTGAATTATTTATTGATAAAGTTGGTTCAAAATGGATAGAAATTTGGGATGAGGGATTTTATCGCTCAAGTGATAATAGATGTGAAATCTATTTAGATTCAGCTTGGTATCCACCATCAGATATGATTTTAGAAATTTATAGACAAATGGCTGAAATTGATGATGAAATCAAAGTATCAGGTAAATACTGGGATGAAGG